TGTTGATCCGCAACATGAAACGGGGTGAGGGTTTCTCACCAGCCTAACCAAAGGCTTCGGGGTAGTAAGCTACCAACTGCTCATTGAGTGGATGACGTAGACCCGTCAAAGAGCGTGACGGGGGTCACTGCCTTAGGAGCTGCATCAACTTGTTGAGGGCAGGGCTCAATAAGCTGAATTTTGTAAGTCACGAAAACACGGCCTGCAGCAATAGCCGTGTCTGGTCCGCCAGAACAGGAAAACAGCAGTCTCCCAGGAACAAAATCATTACACATTCCAGGTTCCTTAGCGAATACTTGTTCCAATTGATTTGGGGTAATATATGGATAATTCTTCATGGATGATCGATTTGGATCGAAAACAGACTCCAACTTCGGATTATCTGCACCAGCCCAGTAAGGCCCAGCAGCGTAGTGGAACAGACCACTGAAGGCTTGTTCAGAAGTTGGTACGGTGTCCTTGAAGTCATATATATACCCCATCGCAAATAAACCAGGAGTGCTAGTAGAGCACGTGGGAATGTAATCAAATTTGAGAGACAACCATTTCCATTTGGACCAGCTAGATGCTGGTCCCTGGATCCACGCAGGAAAACCCCCAGGGAACAGGTTGAAAGCCTGAACCTTGAAGGTTTTCGAAGTCTCCACCGAGAAAGCCATTTCCCGTTTGCTGATAGTTACAGAACCATCGGTATTCGCCCTCATGGTCGGGTTTGGCAACCGGACAAGGACGGTTTTGGCAATTGGGGCTTGTATAGCCTGAGATGGCTTCGGCTTTGTCTTCCGAGCTCGCTTGGATTTCTTCTTCGGGATCTTCTTCTGAGCTTCCATTCTGACTTTTGTCACCACCTTCCCTGTGATGACGTAAGATGGAGGCCAGGTGCCTCCATCTTGGATTGGACCCCAATTCAGCTTGTAGCACATTGAGATCAGGCTTGGGGCTGTAGAGAAACCTAAAGACCGTCTTAGGCCAACTTGTCAACCAGGCACTCCTTTCCGAAATTTCATGGGAGCAGAAGTTGAACTTCAGGAGCTTACCTGCTTGTGAGGCGTCGCAGGGAATGTACTCTTTGCACGTGTGTCCGAGACTTTTATACAGAGTTTGAGCATTGGCACATACCCTTCTACCGAATCATCACCCATGGCTATACACCAGGGTGAACCTATAAGTTCCGCCATAAGGCATCGGACTCGGGAGTTGGTAGAAGAGGTATTGTAAGAACCGCTTTTCATGAGACCAGGAAGGCCTTGGGACAGCATAGTTCCGTCGGACAGCTGGAAGATGCTGTTCATGAAGCAGTAATACCTCCCAAGAGCGACGCGTTTAAGTTTTCCTTTAAAGGACCCTAGGTTAATTCTAATCGCTAAATCGGCCCATAATTCCCAGGACTGGACAGACCAGTCAAAACCCGAAATATCAGCCTCAGCGGCCGGGTGTT